GACGAGATCTCACCATCTCCGCAGGCAACGGGACTGGCACCGGTGTCCCGGGCGGCATGTCGTTCAGGGTGCCAAAAGTTGGTACCTCTGGGGATACAGTGCACACGGACGTAGAAATTCTTACTATTCGAGCCGAAGGGGTGAATACCCACTGGAATCAAGCCACAGCCATGATAGATGACGAAGGCATGGGTGACATTATTTATATGGGAACAGGAACCACAACCGCCGGTAAAATGTATTATTTGAATTCTGGTTCAGCTTGGGCAGACGCGTCTTGCACAATCGCTGCCTCCGGCGGAATCGGACTGTTAGGTATAGCTATTGGTAGTAATCCCACCAGCAATGGAATGTTGGTGCGAGGATTCTATGATGTGGCCTCCCATTTGAGTGGTACATTTACAGTAGGCCAGCCTGTATACGTAACTGGTGCACCCCCAGCCGCCGGCGGCAAAGTAGGTGTTAACCAGCCATCGGGAAGTGGTCAAATTGTGCGAGTAGTGGGGTACTGCACTACGACCGCAAATGTAATTTATTTTAATCCCAGTTCCGAGTATATCGAGCTAGCTTAGAGGTCGACACCATTATGGCAATTAGTAAATTTAGCGGCATAGCTTGGGACGACATAGCAGAAGTTGATGGCATTGCGAAAGCTAGCATTGCAGAAATTGGGGGCTCGGCCGCGCCGGCCGCTGCTGGCGGCGCCACTACATGTGTTATTGGTTCGCAAGATGGATACTTTGCTTGGTCCACAGGCTCGGCCGATGGTTGGGCCGCCAGCACATGGCATTTTTATAGAACCGCTAGAACCGCTGATGATGTTAATGATCTTGATTATGGGTTAGATAATCTTGGCAATCCATTTTGGATGTGTACTATTAATAAAACCGCACGTCCTACCTATTATTCTACTTCATCGGTGCCCAAGACGGGTTCTAACTGGGGCGAACAGAATACTATCGGCAAAACCGGCTACGGCATAACATATGGTATCAACGCCAATGCTGGCATTGCAAACTGGGTTGTGACTGGAGATGATTGCAGAATAGCAGAAGTTACAAATAACCCGCCCGAAACAGCCGGCAACTGGACGAAAACGAACAGGATGACTAGCGGGTTCTCCTCTCGTGCAGAGGTACGAGATGTGGCCTTTAACAATGATGGTGATAACCCCATCTTTGTTGCTGTGACAAATAATGGTCGTATTGCTAGCAGCCCTTCAGCCGCCGATGGAACGTGGACGGTCAGACAAGCAGCTGGTGACACCGACACTGCCCTTTGGCGTGTAGCACACGGAAATGGGGTATGGGTTGCTTGTGGGTACTACGGGAATATGAAGCATATGACCGGCTCGGCAAACGGTGAAACGTGGGGAACCATGAACTTGCCATCCGGCGATCCCACCAGGACGATGTATGGAGCAGCAAATGATGGCGGCAACAACTGGGTTATGGTTGGCGCCCTCGGATATGTTTGGAGAAGTTCAGATAATGCGGTGTCATGGACAGAATCACAAATAGCCAATAGCGAGGACGGTAATTCAACTATATATGACGTGGCCTATGATGGTGCGGGAACATGGGTTGCCTGTGGTCAGGCCTCTGAAATATGGACAAGCACAGACAATGGCGCCAATTGGACAAATTTAATTGACGTGGCCGGCGACTGGGCCTATGATGCATATCAAAATTTCATGGCTATCTCGTTTAACAGGATAGCATAGGAACAATTAATACATGGCGTTGGAACGAGGTAATCAATTATGAAAACAGTAACACAAGAAATCGCTGATTACGTTAATCAAATTATTTGTTTGCTTTCCCGACAACATGTGTTATAATTAATATGACATCGAGAGATGTCGCTTGTTAAAATAAAGAAAAGAAAAATAAAGACAAGTAACATAACAAAGATAAGGAGAAACGTTATGGCAAAAGCCAAAGCGGGTCGTGTATCTATGCACGACCTAATGAAATTAGTGAATAAAAAAGCCGGCAGAGAGGTGGCCCATGATCTTACCGGTGATAACCCAACAGAAGTAAAAGAATGGATTCCAACTGGCTCCCGCTGGCTTGATTCTATTGTTTGCAAGGGCCGCGTAGCAGGTATACCAGTAGGCAAGGTCACAGAGATTGCAGGGTTACAATCCACCGGCAAATCATATATGGCAGCTCAGGTTGCGGCAAACGCCCAGAAGCAGGGCAAGCTTGTTGTTTATTTTGATTCTGAGTCAGCTATCGACCCAGATTTTTTAGAGCGCGCAGGGTGTGATCTAGAGCGATTAATGTACATTCAAGCTAGTTCAGTCGAGTTTGTTTTGGAGACAATTGAAGAACTTCTTGGGGCGACTGATGATCAGTTAGTGTTTATTTGGGATTCTCTTGCCTTCACGCCCTCAGTTTCCGATGTAGAGGGAGATTTTAATCCACAATCAACAGTTGCCACAAAGGCACGTATCCTTGCCAAGGGGATGTCAAAGCTTGTAATTCCGATTGCAGACAAGAAGGCGACATTCATTGTCTTAAACCAGCTTAAGACAAATATTCCCCATGGCCCAATGGCGCGCCAAATTGCAATGACAACGCCTTATATTACACCCGGAGGCAAGGCAATGCACTACTCGTATTCTTTGCGTATTTGGCTTACTGGCCGCAAAGCTAAGGCAGCTGCAGTGTTAGACGAGAAGGGTTTTAAAATTGGCTCTGAAGTTAAGGTGAAGCTAGAAAAGTCTCGCTTTGGCACAGAAGGCAGAAATTGTACTTTTCGTATTATGTGGGGAGTACAAGATATTGGTATTCAAGATCAAGAATCGTGGTTTGACGCTGTAAAGAGTTCAAAGCACTTGGCCTCTGCCGGCGCATGGTATACTCTTACAATGGGAGATTATACAAAGAAATTTCAACCATCTAAGTGGACCGAGCTTGTCAAAACTGATCCCGAGTTTCGTACAAAGATTTTGGAGCTTATGGACTTGGAGGTGGTGCAAAAATTCGATAAACGTGAAGGTACCGCCGCCGACTTCTACGATGATGAAGAAACGGCTGCGAAGTAATATAGGCGATCACATTGAATAACAACAAAAGAGTATTAATTGTAGATGCCCTCAACATGTATCTGAGAGCCTATATTGTAGATCCAAGCTTATCGCGCCATGGACAGCCCATAGGAGGTCTTAAAGGTTCTCTAAAGATTTTACAAAAGCTTGTAAGAACAACAAAGCCAGATAATATTATAATAACATGGGATGGGCCGGATGGCTCCCGCAAGCGAAAAACCATGGACAAAAATTATAAGGCCGGCAGAAAGCCCATCCGGCTAAATCGCGCATTTCACAATCTCACAGATGACGAAGAAATGCAGAATAAAATTTGGCAGCAAAGCCGTCTAATCGAATATCTAAATGAAATGCCGATTATGCAAACTATGTTGCCAGAGATTGAAGCGGATGATGTGATCTCTTATGTATGTAGCATGGAACACTACAAGGGCTGGCAAAAAATTATTGTTTCTAATGATAGGGACTTTATGCAAGTTTGCGATGAAGAAACGGTTCTATGGCGCCCCACAAAGGACGAATTTTTAAACATAAATCGTATAGTAGAACAGACTGGTGTTCATCCAACCAATATGGCACTCGCAAGAGCAATTATTGGCGATACCTCTGATAACCTCCCCGGCGTTAAGGGTGCGGGATTCGCCACGGTAGCTAAGCGATTAAGCTTTCTATCGGAAGAAAAAACTTATACTATTGATGACGTAACTGGGTATTGCGCCGAGCAAGCAGAAAATAACAAATTAAAGTTTTTTTCTAATATTTGCGAGAATAAAGATCTTATTGAACATAACTATAAAATGATGCAGTTATACGCTCCCCAGATGTCGATTCAGTCTAAAATGCAAGTTAAGGAATCTATAGAAAACTTTGAATTTACCTTTAATAAAACAGGTATTCTTAAGATGATGATTGATGATGGCTTTGGTGAACTAAATTGGGAAGATCTTAAAGTTCACTTAAACAAAGTCGTTAATGAGTGTGTTGACAATGCAGTCGAATAAAGTTTGCGCTCGCCTTGACTTTAGGCCATCAGAGGTTATATTTATTACACAGAAAAGAGGCGTAAGATGCTTTCAGAAAAAGTAGACTTTGGAAGGTATGGCAAGACCTTTCAAGAAGGACTTGTTCAATTAATATTTGAGGACCGACCATTTGCGGATCAGATAACTGAAGTGCTCGACGTAAGCTTTTTAGAATTAGAATATCTACGTGTATTCGTTAGTAAAATTTTGCATTATCGTGCAAAATATGCTAAGCATCCATCGGCTGAGGCTCTAATCACCATTCTTCGCACCGAGCTTGACAGCGAAGACGAAGTAGTACAGCAGCAGGCCCGCGATTATTTTGCGCGCATACATTCAAAAGAAATCAGCGCAGTCGATTATATTAAAGAGACTTCATTAGAATTTTGTAGAAAGCAAAAATTAAAA